CAATTCAAATGTTCGTTTATAGGTACCATCACGCATCATAAACGGATGTTTAAGACTTGCTATGACAAATTGTCCGTTATCAAATGTGACTTTATATCCTTGACGTTTTCCTTTCTTTTTTCTGGGATGATACGCTTTGCCTAATTTTATGCTGTCAGTTTCGTGATCGTATGAAAACACATAAAATCTTTCTTGCGGTTTATCTTTATAAACTTCCGCTAATTCAGCTATAGTTGGATTGGTACCATCTGGTAAAGGTATAATCGTATCAGGACCAACACAATCATAATCACGAAATAATTCTACACGGCTACTTTGATAACTTAAATTAAAATCTCTGGTATACTGATTATATGCGGTGGTTCTAAGACGATTAAAACGATCTCTTAGACTATTACGATCTGTAGCATACTGAATTTCATCAGTGTCGATAACTTTTAATTTTTTACCACCAACATTACGAACAATTACGTCATTTGAAAACAATCGTTTTAATCGAGCGAATAATGAACGATTACGTAATTCTTGAAAAGATTTATCTGCCATATAATGTGTCTATAATATATAAGTATTTACAACAACCAAGTTAAACTTTCTTTTTTATCATTAACTCTAAATTCCATAGTTTTTTGATAATCAGGCACAGACGAAAACTGTTTAGGCATAGTAATGTCTGTTGTAACTTTTGATATTTTAGATATCATAGCTTTATTATAAGCTATTTGATCATTTCTAAGTCTTAAAGCGGTTTCTCGTACCCACAAACCTATACCTATAGACATAACTAAATCGTCATTATAACCACGCATTGCTTCAGCTTTAGAACCATTCCAAATAAAAACGTTTAATTCTTCATATAATCTTTTTGATTTTATAACAACATGTTTTTGTCTAAAAAATAACTCCAAATTACTAACAATTAACGGCCTGTTTTTATTTGTAGTGGTGAAACCCGCAACCATTTTTTTGTCTTGTGCGTGTAGTTTATTACTATAATGTTTTTCTACATCTACAATAGTAAGATCAGTCGAACTATAAAATGTATTTTGATAATCTCTGTCTATAATTTGTTGAAGCGTGGCATGACCAACGTTGTTATTTTCAACAACTAATAAAGCATTATTATATTCAGTAGCTATACTAACTAATAAATTTCCATAATCTTTTGTGGTCAACTGACCTTTATATTCAGCGACTTGTTCCATATTCTCAACATCAATAACGTGAAATGCACTAAAATCTCCTCCATCGCCTCTAGCACAGTCTGCAGTAACTATATAATTTTTGCTATAATTAGGATAATCCCATATCCACAGATCTTGATTGTTACCCCGTTTTTCTACGGGATCTTTCAAATAAGTTTGTTTATAAAACTCAAGAATATCTACACTTACAACTTGATTGCCTGATGTACTAAAGTCACAGTCACATTCTTGTGCTGCGCCTTTTACACCGGATAATTCGGTTTGTTTATCTCTCCAAGCTTGATCACGTTCTGGATGTAAATGCCACGGCAATAGTATAGTTTTGAAGTTATTTTTACCTTCTTCAGCTTCTACCCACGTTTTATGGAAAAAGTTACCAACTCCATTTGGAGTACTCAGTATGATAGCTCTACCACCGGTAGACAATGTATATTGTGAAGACAACCAAATTTCTTCGATGCCATCAATAAATGCAGCTTCATCTATGATTAGTAATGATAGTGCAGATGAACGACCGGCGGTACCAGCAGATGATACCGCTTTAATTTGAGAACCGTTCTTTAAACGAAGTGATAGTCGATTATCTTCGATACAAGGAACCTTTAACCAACTTGGTAAATTGTCATTGGCAAAACGTACTTTAGTAACGATTTCTTTTGCGGTTTCTTGTGTAATACTAATACAAAGAATGTTTTTATCGTTATGAAACGTCATTAACCACAAACTATAAGCAGCAGTAAGAGTACTTATGCCCATTTGTCGGCTTTTGAGAACAATGTTTAATTGATTATCAACAAACTTGCCTACTGTACTTTCCTGAAAGGGATACAATTCAAAGCCTACAGTACCGCGTATAGGATGTTGAATCTTTACATACTTCTTCATGAAGTATATAGGATCTTCAATACACTTCTTATACTCTTGCTTTATTATTTCTCTTAGATTTAGCTGACTCATACTTTTCTTCGTATTCTTTTATCTTAACGTTTAATTCTTCTAAACGTTTATACACAACATCCAAGTCTTTATTTAGATCTTCTAGTATTGTGTTATAATCTATATTACCATCCCATTTTTCAAAACTACCGTCTTCTTCCAAGAAAGTAACATCCTTGTCTTTGTTTTCTTCACAAAACTTTTTACTCTCTTCAAATTTTTTCTTATAATCTTCTAATATACTACGTTCATTTTTAAGATCTTGTAATTCGTTATACACATCAAACATTCCACTCATTTTTAACTTTGTTTGGAAGTTAATATAACAGTCATAACACATGAGTGTTTTTGGCCATACTCTATCATCTAAATAATTACCCCAACGAACATCCATATTACATTCTTTACAACGTTGTTCGTTGATAATTTTAGCTTTCTTTGGTACTCTACGTTTTACGCCATTTTTCCAAATCCACTTTCTACCCTGAGCGTCTTCCCACTCTTCACCTTCCTTGCGTTTACCGTTGTTTAAATTGGGATCGTAACCAACTTGTACGAATGGACGTTCGCCCGATAAGTAATCTTTTACGATTGATAAATTGCTTTTACCTGATGCTCTTTTCATAACAAATACGTATTTAATTTATTTCTTAAACTTGCTGCCAAGCCCTTTTATAATAAAACTTCCTGTAATTTTAAATGGATCGCTACTTATACTGCTATCTCTAACCACTATACCTTCGTGTTTATTTAAGTCTCCTATTTCACTTGTAGCATTTATTAGTATCTCATCTCCAAGTTTGATTGTGGTTAAATAAACAATAGTATCAGTTACTACTTTATTTAGATCTAAACCTGGCAAATCTTGACTAATATTTTTACTATCTACCGCTTTTAAAAACTGTTCTCTTGTAATTAGTGGAGTGGTAAACTTTAATCCTTTTAACCAATCTTTAAGAGACTTAGTAACAGCTTTGCCTGTTGGATACAATGTTACTGGCTGAGTTAAAACGCTTGCTAGTTTAGGTTCCGATTTAAAATTGGTATCAACACTACCCAACACTTTAAATCCATACTTCATAGCAACCTTATTAAGTTTGTTTATATAAGATTGCATTGCTGTTTTATCATACGGTATTTCTGTAGCTACTCTTGATTTTACACTACCATCTTTACCAAATGTTTTTGGCTTAATTTCTTTCAATCCGTGTATAGCTAAAAAGTTTCCTATTTCACCATATCCCAACACATTTGTTTGGCCCTCAACGTATTCAATATTAAATAATATGTTTGGATTATCCAACAAACCAAGTGTCTTCAATTCTGATTTTGTTGTGGTTATTGCTTCATCAAATATATTAATAACTTTAGTACCTATGCCAATAAATCCATGACCTGGTTCAAATCTACTAGCCAAGTCGTCGGGTCTCATACCCTTAATATCAAGTGGTTTAGCACTACCACGATCCATTACAAATTGACCGTTTACCAATCTTATACTAGCATTTACACCATCAATTTTAACACTACCAGCTCCTTGTTTCAATGACTTTACAGCCTTGGAAAATACATCTACTAATTTAGCGCCTGTATTTGTAAAATCAAATGGATGTGCCATATGTCCACCTGCGCCGCCTTCACTGATTACTTCACTTAATATATTATTCAGCTTTATCATATGGTTTTAAAAATGTTTTATCAAATACTGGTATTGCTTTTTTGTAAGAACTCTTAGTTTCGTCTAAACTATTATCAGTAAATTGCCAGTTCCAAAATAATTGGTCTGGTGTTTTGAATCCAAAAAACTGAAGTACTTCTTTTTGTGTTTGTGTGACATCTTTGCCATTCCAATTTTGTCCAGTTGCAATGAATCCTGAATCAATATTTTTAACAATATTACTTTCTCCCAACGTAGAATGTCTGTTTTCAATCCAAGTTAATCTTTCAATTAGTTTCTGATAAAAACCATTGGCTTGTCCCCATCTAACACTTGCAAAAAATAATACACAATCACTTTCAAATAATTCTTTACTTACTTTCCATAATTCGTCGTTCTTATTATTAATACTAGCCCAACAACGATGTTCTCCTGTTGGATTTTTTTCTTTATCTTTTAAAGATGAATCTTTTGTACCACAATGATTTCCCCATTTTGACGATACATTGCCCTCACACGGAACTATATTTAATTTGGTAGTATCTATCAATGATACTTTTTCTTTACCTAATAGTTCTTGTATTTTAATTGCTAATTGTGTACTCTTAGCAATATCGTCTTTATGACCACTCCATCTATTACTGGTAGTTAACAATAGTACTTTGTTCTTGGTACGTAAATAATCAATGGTCTTTTTGTATTTGCGGGCATAAAGATCCATATCTTGCTCGCTTTGAGGAAGTTTGGCTTCGCTTAATAAATCCATTAAACTGATCATTTTGATAATTGGTCTAATTTACTTTGCATCGTCATACCACGAATTACTTCGGGTGTACCACCATTGTCTCTATTAAAATATCGTTTATAGTTACTTAATGCTACATCTAATTTAGCTTTGTCAATTGGTTCTTTTGATATAATGTCTTTTATCATTTTTAAATTATTGACCACCAAGACATTTGTATCGTTAATAACTTCGTCTATCAGTTTTATTAAAGACGGATCCACAAATTCTTTTACTTGTGGATTAGTCAAATCTTCAATAATTCTAGTTAATAGTATCATAATATATAAATATGTATTAATTATGTTTCCCAAACTATTTTT